TAACGATGCTATTCGTGAGTTGATGGCTCAAGTTAAAGACTTGTATGCTGGCACTAGCGGAGACATTATTGCAGTTGCTGCTGGTGGTACTGGCGTGGCTACATCTACTGGTTCTGGCAACAATGTATTGTCAACAAGTCCTACTCTGGTAACTCCTATCCTTGGTACACCTACTAGCGCAACATTGACTAACGCAACTGGTTTGCCTTTGACAACTGGTGTAACTGGTACTTTGCCTGTTGCTAATGGTGGTACAGGACAAACATCTTACACAGATGGTCAATTGCTAATTGGTAACTCAACTGGTAACACATTAACAAAAGCAACTCTGACAGCAGGAACAAACGTAACCATCACTAACTCTGCTGGTGGTATTACGATTGCTGCAACTGGTAGTGGTGATGTTACAACTACAGGCACTCAGACGCTAACCAACAAGACTATTGAGGCTGGTGTATTCACCAATGGCTATACAGAAGAAGTAGTTACTGCTAATACTTCTACTGCTTATACAGTTGACTTGGCTAATGGTTCAGTACAGATTCTTACATTAACTGGTAACTGTACATTTACATTCCCAACAGCTACTGCTGGTAAAGGTTTTACTATTTTGCTCAAGCAAGATGGTACAGGCTCACGCACAGCGACATGGCCTAGTTCAGTTAAGTGGCCCTCAAGCACAGCACCAACAATCACATCTACAGCCTCTAAAGGTGATAAGTTTGTCTTTGTAGGTGATGGAACTTACTGGTGGGGTTCTAATGCTGGTCAGAACTATCTGTAAGGGATAACTAATGTTTAGCGCACAAAATTCACAAGTTGCCAGTTCAGCCGTCACCTACATTGAAGATGTATTTAACACATATCTATATGATGGTACAGGGTCATCTCAAACCATTACCAATGGCATTGATTTATCTACTAAAGGTGGATTGGTTTGGTTTAAAAATAGAACTAATGTTGTTGAGCATGGTCTTGTAGATACTGCTAGAGGTGTTACTAAATTTCTTGCTTCAAATTCTAGTACTGCTCAAAATACATACAGCAATTCATTAACAAGTTTTGATACGACAGGATTTACTATAGGTGTAGATTCTGTAGGTGTAACAAACAATAATGATGGTTCTCTTTATACAGCATGGTCATTTAGAAAACAAGCTAAATTTTTTGACATCGTAACTTATACAGGAACTGGTACAGCAAGAACTATTGCGCATAATCTTGGCTCTGTGCCAGGATGTATTATTGTTAAAAAAACAAGCACAACAGGAGATTGGCCTGTTTATCACAGAAGTTACAATAATGAAACAACACCACAAAATTACTATAGTAGATTAAATTTAACAACAGCAGAAGTTGCTCTTTCTACAATTTGGAATAACACAGCACCAACTTCTTCTGTTTTTTCTGTTGGTACAAATACAGTTGTAAATGCATCTGGTGCTACTTATGTAGCATATATATTTGCGCATAATGCAGGAGGATTTGGTGCTGATGGCACAGACAATGTAATTTCGTGTTCAACATTTACAACTGATAGCACTGGTGTAGCAGATGTTACATTAGGATATGAGCCACAATTTCTTTTAACAAAAATTGTAGATGCTGCAAATGATTGGCAAGTTGCAGACAATATGAGAGGAATGGCTCTTAATACTGCACAAGCAGGTCTTAGCCCAAATTCAACAGCAGCAGAAACAACAGGATTTGTTATAAATTTAACACCAACAGGTTTTAAAGTTGCATCAGTATCTGGGGCATATAGATTTATTTATATTGCAATTCGTAGAGGGCCAATGAAGCCTCCTACAAGTGGAACTGAAGTATTTAATGCAATATCTGCAACTGCAACTGCCAGCACTAGCAGAACTGTTGGATTCCCTATTGATTTATCAATTGCAAGGACAACTAACACAGCAATTACAACAAAATGGAATGATAGATTAAGAGGTTTAGCAAATACTAATGCTGTTGGAAAATCTCCTAACCTTGATTCTTCAAATTCAAATGGAAACGATTCATCAACTTATCCATCAATTTATAGAGTATGGAATAAATCTAGAGTAGATGGAACTCAATTTGATGGAAATGATTCTATATTTTGGAGTTTTAAAAGAGCACCAACTTGTTTTGATATTGTTAGTTACGTTGGAACTAGTTCTACACAAAATATCACGCACAATTTAAAATCTGTCCCAGAACTAATAATTGTAAAAGATATAGATACTGGAGTGCCAAATTGGATTGTTTATTCAGCAAGTCTTGGCAATACAAAATATCTATTATTAAATTCAAATGCAAATCCAAATACAGATACAGCTACATGGAATAGCACAACACCGACATCATCTGTTTTTACAGTAGGTGCAACAGGTGGTTCAAATAGTGCGAATACAAGTGGCGAAAGACATATTGCTTATTTGTTTGCAACTTGCGCTGGTGTTTCTAAAGTAGGTTCATACACAGGAGATGGAACAGTAGGAAAAACAATTAACTGTGGATTTACTGCTGGTGCTAGATTTATTATGATTAAACGGACATCAGTAGCAGCGGGTAACTGGATTGTTTGGGATACAGCTAGAGGAATTATTGCTGGAAATGACCCTTGGGTGGTACTTAATGACAGTACTGTAGGAACTTCTGACGATACCATTGACCCTGATAACAGTGGATTTATTGTTAATCAAAGAACACAAACCAATGTCAATGTGTCTGGCTCTACATACATCTTTTTAGCTTTCGCATAAGGAACAATCATGCAAGTACGAATTCGTGAAACAGGCGCAGTAATGTACGAAGGTGAATTTCGTGCATTATTTCCAAATACATCATTGCCACAACAACTGACAGAAGCACTTATCAATGACTTAGGTGCTGATGTAGTCTTTGAAGGCCCACAAGCACAGCCTACACGCTACCAAGTAGCTTTTGCTGATGGTGTTGAGCAAACTGATGGCAAGTGGTATACAAAATATAGTGTTGCTGACATGGCTCAAGAAGCCAAAGACGCACTAGACGCTAACCAAGCAAAAGCTATCCGTGAACAGCGTGGTACTAAGTTGGCTGATAGTGACTGGACACAAGTAGCTGATGCGCCTGTTGATAAAACAGTATGGGCTACATATCGTCAAGCCTTGCGTGACATTACAAGCCAATCTGGTTTCCCTTGGACAGTAACTTGGCCTGACGCACCATGAGCGAAGTAAGCCACGAGCAAATATACGAGCGTCTAGTTGCTGTTGAAAGCAAGGTTGACCGCATTGATAACAACACAAAAGGTCTTGTAGAAGCCATTGATGCTGCCCAAGGTGCGATTAAAGTTCTTGGATGGATTGCTTCTATTGCTCAACCGATTCTATGGATTGGTGGCGTTATTGTTGCTGCTGGTGCTGTGTGGCAAACATGGATTAAAAAATGATGGAATGGGCTGAAGCAATCATTGCGTCAGCTTGCATTATTAGTTTTGTCATATTTTGTAGCTACATTATTTTGTGGTGCTTTCCTTAATTTTGGCTGTATCTATTGAATACAGGTGTACCAAGTGGACTTGGGTTGGAGATGTTTACAACCGAAAAGTCTACTGTATTGAATGGAAAAAGGTTGAAAAGAGATGATTCCGTTAGACCCAATTGCTGCTCTTGATGGCTTACAAAAAGCCATTGGGATGGTCAAGAAGGCCAGTAAGGTTGCAAATGACCTAGCTGGTCTGACTCCCATGATTGGCAAGATGTTCGATGCCAAGAGTGCTGCTACCAAGGCGATGATTCAAGCCAAGAGCAAGGGTGGCTCTAACATGGGTACGGCACTTCAAATTGAAATGGCTCTTGATGAGGCAAAGAGATTTGAAGAAGAATTGAAGATGTTATTCCAAGCAACTGGTCGTGCAGATGTTTGGCAAAAGATTAAAGCTCGTCAGGCAGAGATGGACTTGGCTGACGCTAAAGAACTTAGCGCACTAAAAGCCCTCGAAAAAAAACAGAAGCAAGAAGAACAAGACCAACTGGAAATGGCTTTGGTTATTGGAGGGATAGCCCTCGTTCTTCTGCTCGTTGGTATCGGCATAAATGAGATGATGGACTTTTGTCAAACTACCAAAAGGTGTGGTAGATGAACGAATATCAGAAAACCTTTGATTTAGCACTTAGGATTATTGTTTATGGTCTTATTGCTCTTTATTTCTTAGGCTTTCTGAAGTTCTTGCCAAACGACTTGGCAGACAAAGTGGTTAATCTTCTGCTTGGAAAGATTGGACTTGGAAAATGAAAATCTCTAGCTACCAAGAAAATGCTCGTCTGCTCTGGGAATCTCACCGAGTGATACACCAACAGAATATGCAACGATTGGCTGAGTTAAATCGTCAATGTGAACAGCAACAAAAAGCCCAAGAGATTAAAACTCATTGGGTAAAAGTTAACCAAGTGGATGTGAAGGCATGAAATATCTACTAATTTTTATAGCACTTATGCTATCGGGATGTGAAGACAGGTACAGGTATAAATGCCAGAATCCAGACTTTTTCCATGCTGAAGAATGTCAAAAGCCTAAATGTTTATTCACTCAGCAATGTCCTGAATACTTGGTAGCACCTATTCTTGAAAAGAAAGTTAACGATGTCCAACCAGAAACCAAACCTAACAACTGAAGAATTTGAAGTCAGAATTTGGGGTTTTGTGGTTGTTGTTGTGACCATGATTCTTTGTTTTATCGTTGTTGCTTTGCTCTACTCTGTCACCTTTGTGACACAGCCAATCAAGAGCATGGCTCCGATTGACCAAGCCTACACCAAGATGTTGAACGACATTGTTCTGCTTATCGTAGGCGGTATTGGTGGCGTGATGACCAAGAGGGCTGCTGGCGCAGTCTCCAGAGCGTTTAATCCTACTCCTCCGATGCAACCTATGTGTCAAGGAAATAATCAGTCCTATGGCTCATCTTATGCGCCTACGCAATCTGCGTATGGTAGTCAGCCATTCGGTGCTATGCCAGTTTGGAAGAATCCAGAACTAGATGAATCTTGGACTCCTCCGCCTCCTCCGACAACTCCTCCAGAGCATTTAGAGGCTGACCATGAGCGTGAGGAAATTGCACTAGCAAGAAAAGAGGCTGAATGATGTTTGGCATACCACTACCTTGGATAATCATTGGAGTTTTGGTATCTCTCTTTGGTACATATCGTGGTGGATACCATTTCGGATGGTCAGATAGAGATGCTGAGATGCAGATAGCCATTGCTAAAAAGAATGAGGAAGCCAGAGCATTAGAGAGAAATATGACTTCTAAACTGGCTGACCAAGAAACACAATTGAGAAAGGCACAAGATGACATTGTTAAAAAACAGTCTGCTATGCATGAACTTGCTCGTACTGGCAGGATGCGCCTCCCAACCGCCAGTTGTCCACAAGTCAGCACAAATGCCTCCACTCCCACAGGAAATAGCACCGATGCAACCGATATTGAGCGACAAACTATTGAAGCTCTTATCGACATCGCAGCAGAAGGAGACAAAGCAATCCTCAAACTCAACTCCTGCATCTCAGCCTACAACGAAGTAAGGAATCTAGTAAATGGTCAATAAAGGCGCACTAGGATGCCAAGTTTTTTTAGCTTCAATATAAGCATCCCTAGCTTCTTCTGGAGTTTTAAAAGTACCAAGATTTTTTTGTTTTCCATTTGCTGCAATATGCGCT